AGTTGATGAGGCAGAACTTGTTAGAACAAACTCTACTGGTTTAACTATCTATAATCCTAGCAATCTTGCTAATATGATTAAAGGTATGAAGAATAAAAATCAAACAAGAGAGGAAAAGATTAAGGCAAGACTACAATACGAAAAACAAAGTGTAAATTAACACTTGACTTATGTATGGGGTATGATAATATCCCATACATAACAGAAAGAAGAAAGGACACACAATGGCAAAAACGGACGCACAAACAGTTATAGAGAAATTGAAAGAGGCAGTATATTTTTCAATTTGCTACAAACCTAAAAAGTATAATGGCAAACCTATTTACAGAAATGCTAAATGGGACGACAAGTGTAAGATAGGCAATGGATATATTATTTATTATGATAGAGATAGAGGGGGCTATCGTTGTGCAAGTGGCGAGAGTGCAATATCTTTAGAACAAGGGTCATTAAACAATGGCTGATTTTTATTGGTGCCACGGTCCGAGTTGTCATACCTATTCAACAACGGACCGTGTGCGAGGGTCAAAAGGTTCTAAGGTTTTAAGAACTAGAAAGGTAAAACAACAAACAGACCGAGCATGGTACACACCGGATAACTTCTATAATTATTTCTGTAGCAATAATTGTTACAATGACTTTGCGCACAAAAATATACAACAAATCATTAAGATTGCGCCACGGAACGAGCCACTCGAAACGCGAATCGAGGACCCTAAAAAAGAAACGACAGAATATAGTTACGGAAGTTATACACGTACTGTGATTAACAAGCTTGACAATGCTGAACAATAGTATAATATCCCATATATGACACAAACAAAAACAGAAGAAAGAAACATCAAAGTAACTAACCCTTATTCTGGTCAATCAGAAATGTTAACTCAAAGCGAGACAATACATTACTACATGATTAAGAAGTTTGAGGAGTTAGGTAAATATGATCTAATGCAAGAGGGACTAGATAGGTTTAGTAGAATGAATCCCAAAGCATACATGACCCTATTAGATTAATCTTATATATAAACTAAACATTAGAGGGCGCCTGCGGCGCCCTCTTTTTTTGCGCGCTTCGCGCGCTCGCTGATCGCGGGCCCACCCACCCACAATGGATCCTAATGACTTGATAAACTTGCTGATTGCGGGCCCACCCACCCCCTAAAAACAAAAAAGGGGTCCCACATATATACCCCTATATAGCTTGATTTAGACATACATAGGGGTTAAAAATATAAAAAACACATTATGGATGTTGAGAAGATAAAAAATAAAATAAAAAATTGGCCGCCAGAAGATGCAGACGAGTATCTTAAAAGAGCTGTCGCTGTAAAAACTATAGATAAGAGAAAAGAAATTTCTGATAATTTTCTTGCTTTTGTAAAACACATGTGGCCAGGTTTTGTTGAAGGTAGACACCATACCCAGATAGCAGAAAAATTTAATAAAATTGCAAAAGGAAAATTAAAAAGATTAATTATTAATATGCCCCCTAGGCATACAAAATCTGAATTTGCTTCTAACTTCTTGCCTGCATGGATGGTTGGTAAATTTCCTAATTTAAAAATTATTCAAACCACACACACCACGGAACTCGCTATACGGTTCGGTAGAAAAGCAAAAAGTTTGATTGACACCCCTGAATATCAAAAATTTTTCAAAACAAAATTAAGACAGGATTCACAGGCCGCGGGTAAATGGGAGACAGAACAGGGTGGTGAATATTTTGCAGCCGGTGTTGGAGCAGCAATCACGGGCCGTGGTGCGGACTTACTTATCATCGACGACCCACACTCTGAGCAAGACGCATTGAATCCCGAAGCGCTGGAACGTGCTTATGAATGGTATACATCTGGTCCAAGACAACGTCTTCAACCTGGTGGAGTTATTGTCGTTGTAATGACTCGTTGGTCACAAAATGATTTGACCGCAAAACTAATCGATGCACAAGCTACAGATATCAAATCAGATAAATGGGACATCATAGAGTTTCCAGCTATCTTACCAAGTAACAAACCTGTATGGCCACAGTTTTGGAAACTGTCAGAATTAGAAGGTGTCAAAGCTTCGTTGTCCTTGGCTAAATGGAATGCACAATGGATGCAGTCACCATCATCAGAAGAAGGTGCTATCATTAAACGTGAATGGTGGAGAACTTGGGAATCAGAAAATATACCTGTTCTAAAACATATTATACAATCTTACGACACAGCTTTTACTAAAAAAGAAACATCAGATTATTCAGCTATTACGACCTGGGGTGTGTTCAGTCCAGACCAAGATGGTCCAGATCACTTGATATTACTTGATGCTATCAAAGGAAGATACGAGTTTCCTGAATTAAGAAGAAAGGCATTAGAACAATATCAGTATTGGAAACCTGAGACAGTTGTGATAGAGTCTAAGGCTTCTGGTTTACCTTTGACACATGAATTACGTCAAATGGGTATACCGGTGGTTAATTATAGTCCTAACAGAGGTAACGATAAATATGTTAGGGTAAACGCTGTATCTCCACTTTTTGAGTCGGGTATGATATGGGCGCCTAATAAAAGGTTTGCTGAAGAGGTTATAGAGGAGTGCGCTGCATTTCCGTACGGAGATCACGACGACTTGGTTGATAGTACAACACAAGCTATTCGTAGATTTAGAGAAGGCGGTTTTGTATCTCACCCAGAGGATTACAACGATGAAGACATCGCACATGAAACTAAATTTAACAGGGATATAAATTACTACTGATGAGTATTGCAAATATTATTTATAAATATGTTGTTAAAGGTCTTGCTAAAAATGAAGGCGGCATAACACAGTTACCTACAACACAAAAAATAACTCAAGCTATGGAAGGTATTTTTCAAAGACTAAGAGATAGTGGTTTAAATCCTGTGAGTGCAAAAAAATTAATTCAAAACGAAGATGATTTAAAAAGAACTTTATCAGAAATAGATCAAGCTGAGATTATGGAAATCAAAAGAAGACAAGATGCAGCTGAAGGTATTGAAACTGTATTAGATAAAATGAATCGAGGCATACCTTTAAATCCAAGTGATCAAGCCAAGATCGAAGGTGCGGGTATGAAAACAACACTAGATGCATTTAAAGGTTTTGAACCAAAAGTTATTCAAGGTGGTAAAGCAGCAGAAACAGAAGCAGAGATGCTAGCTAGAATGAATAGACAAAACAAAGAATCTGTTGAAAGAATTAAAGATAAAAAGGCAGTTGAAGAAAGTTTACAGAAATTAGAAGACTCTAAAAAACCACAAAAAACTTTGCAAGATCTTTTAGATGATTATGACGGCGATCCGGATGCCATGGCAGACGGTGGTCTCGCTACAATGTTCAGGAAAAAATAAATGTTTATAGAGATATTAGATAGATTAAAAGGGGAGCGTGGACCGTTGCTTCCTAAGAAAAAGCCAGAGAAAGAACTAAAAAAAATAAGAGACGCTAACTTTGAAAAAGTAAAACCTGCATTAGAGAATCCTGATGAAGTAAGACAGATGTTTTATGATGGAGGTGTAGTTGAGCTTGTAAAAAATTTATCTGATGAAGGCAAAAACACAGATGAAATATTAGAAGCTATTCAAAAACAATTTCCAGATTTACCAGGAGGCAAAAAAGGTAAACCAACTGAAAAAACAGGTTTACAAAATATATTAAAAAAAGAATTATCATCAGAAGTTTATAATCAAAGACACGGTGCTAAAAGATTTACTCAAGAAACAATAAATAAATATTTAGAATTAAGAGACACTATGAATCAAGCTCAGATACAAAAAGAGCTTGATATTAGTCCTGCTAAACAAGGAAAGATAGATAAAGAGTATGATTTAGGTAGAAGAAAAACAATAGTTACAGACAGAAAATATTCAAGTGAAAATATAGAAAAATTTAAAGAACTAAGAAAAACAATGTCGGCACCTGAGATAAGAGCAGAATTAGGAATGAGTGAATCTTATCAAACAAGTCTAGCAAGAGAGCTTGGGCTTCCTTCAAAAGAAGGAGCTGGAACACTATCTAAAAAATTTTCTGAGGCAGAGTCTGTAGGGACAGCAGTTAAAAATAAAATAGATCCTACAAAATCTCTTCAAGAAAATTTTGATACTATTTATCCAGAAGTTAAAGATGAAAAATTTAGAACAGGCACAACTAAAATTAGTAAACCCTCAGAGCGTGCAGTTAGAGAAGGCATTGGCACAGCTCTTATGGAGGCTAATCAATTATCTGTTGAAGGGTATAAAGATGAAATAAGAAAAATGGCTGAGGACAGAACTTACGCTCCTAAAGGATTAGATCCTTTAGGTATTAAAACAGATAAATTAAAAAATTATGCTATTCCAAATTATAAAAAAGCAAAAGCAGAGTTAATAAAAGAAATATCTTCTTTAGACAAAAAACTTCAAACAAACATAGGCTTTAGAAAAAAATTAAAAAGAAAACAAAAAGAAATAGCAGACCCTGATTTAAAATTTTCTAGATTAAGTCAAAGATCAAGACGAAGTCAAATAAACAGATTAAAAAAATTAGGACTAGCAGGAGGTTTAAGTCCTAGAGAAGAAGCCATAAATCAAACACAAACAAGTATTCAAAAATCAAGTAATAATAAAATTAAATCAGATCCTGAAACTATGAAAAAATTTTTACAGGACAACCCTGAAAAATTAAAAGCTTTGGGAACAAGAGTAAATAGACAAACAGGAGAAATTTTTTATCAAAATCCTAATTTAAGTTTCTTAAATAAAGATCCAAAAGACACCGCTAGATTTTTTGAATTAGATCACGGTAGAGAAATATCTAAACAAGCAGGTAAACTTGTAGATACTCCTGAAAATAGAAACACGATACCAAGATTATTAAATCAAGGTTTTAAAAGAGACGCTGAAATATATATTGAAAGTAATCCAAATCCAAAAGATCCTAAAGTTCAATCTATATTAGATGAGGCTAAAAAATTAAAAGTTAGAATTAGACCTCAAGTTCCAACAGGCACATTTAAAGCTGATGACTTTTTTAGACCAACACCCAATCCTTTATTGAAAATACAAGACTCTATTGCTTTTTATGCTCCTGATAAATTTCAAACAAAAGAAGTTGTTTTACCAAGAGATAAAAAAGGTAAAGTATTTTTAGGACTCACTCCACAAGAAAAGGGATTTAAAAAAGTAGCAGACGCGGCAAATAAATCAGCACTTACAGAATTAGCAGCTAGAACAGGTTCTGGCGTGGACCCTATGCTTTTATTAAAAGCAGGTAAAGAAGAACTTGTAGACCC